AAACCTAAGGATATCTTATGTCTGACCAAAACGATCTGAACGTCCCTGCAGATTACCTTGAGACCCTGCTGTTTGCTTATGGCGACAGAGCCAGCGTCGATGACATCGTTCTGCAGCTAAAGAATGAAGAGAAGCTACGCGAGGCGACCTACACAAAAGCCATCCAGCGTTCTGATAGCAGTGCAGCCAATGGCACCTACAGTGACTCTAAGGCTGGCCGCTGGGCTACGCAGGCTGTCGTGGGTGCACTCGCAGCTCGCCTAGACGAGGTGGAGGCGAAGCTCTCCTCCCAGCGAGGCACACGTAACATTTTCACCAAACTGTTTGAGTGCCGCCTGAGCAACGAACAGATCGCCTACCTCACGGTTAAGCAGGTGATCGATAGTGTGATTGTCTCTCTCGCACGGGCAGGCACCAAGGCTGTGTTTGATCGCGACTGGAACCACGGTGTACCTGCGGCCACCCTTGAGATCGCCTGTGTAAACCGGATCTGGGAAGAGGTGCGCATTGCATGGATGGAAGCAACCAACCCCGTGTCTTTCCGCAACGTCATAAACCAGATCAAGGACGGTGGCCTTTCCCGCGTTCGGGCCATGAGGGCAGTGCAGCGCCGCGAGCAGTACCACAACCTCACTTGGGACGACTGGAAGCCAGTAAAGTCCGAGAAGGTTCAGATCGGTATGCACCTTGTGAACTACCTCATCGAGTCAACAGGGATCATCCGCCGAGTAGACAACTCGAAGAACCCTATGATCGACCACAAGGAAAAGTCCAAGGTTTACTACGAGATCGAACCTGAGTTCGCCAAGCGCCTGTTCAGTGCCGAGGACACCCTGGCCATGCGTGAGGCACGTCACGAGCCTATGGTAGTGCCGCCACTCCCATGGTCCTCTGAAAACCTCGTATCCGGCCCGTACCTCCACCCCAAGACGCTTCCTGTATCGTTCACGAAGCGCCTCCGCACCAACACGCTGGAAGAGTTCACCAACGTGGAGGGCCATGAGGTACTGCTGGATACCATCAACTCAATTCAGGACACGGCCTACAAGGTCAACGAGTACGTCCTGAGCGCCGTTGATTGGGCGATGAACCACGAAGAAACCTTGGCTGGCCTGCCGCAGGAGGAGGCGTACACCTACGAACAGTGGAAGCCAGAATACAAGGACGACCCACAGGCTAAGATGGCTTGGCGTGATAGCTACACCCGCTCCCAGCGGATGAATGACAAGCGCATGAGCCAAATGTTTGCCCTGCGCTCCACCTTGGCCAGCGCTGAGCGCTTCAAGGGTCGCCCCCTGTGGTTCCCGATCCAGCTCGACGCTCGTGGCCGTGCCTACCCCATGTCCACCTTTGGTCTGTCCCCACAAGGCAGCGGATACCAGAAGGCTCTTCTGATGAGCTACGAGTCCCGCCCGATCCTTACGGAAGCAGATCGCAACAGCCTGTACTTCCAGTGCGCAACTGAAGGTGAACACGACGGCATCGACAAGGCCTCCACCGCTGCTCGCGTGAAGTGGGTCGAAGATAACCTCCAGACCATCCTTGAGGTGGGTGAAGACTATCGCAACCACGTGTCTTTCTGGGCTGACTCAGGATCCCCTTGGATGTTCCTTGCGGCTTGTCGGGAGATCTATGAGTTCCACCAGCACGGCTACGGTTTTGAGTCCCGCCTGTTCTGCTACCAAGACGCAACCTGCTCTGGCCTTCAGGTGTTCAGTGCGCTGGGTCGCGATGAAGTAGGCGGCTTCGCTACCAACCTCGTCCCCGGCCACGCACGTCAAGACATCTATGGTCTCGTAGCTGAGCGAGCAATGGAGAAGCTGCGCAACATGGATATATCTTCCCATGATAGCACGCAACGTCGGATCCATTCCATCGTGCTGGCCCGTGGTCTTGATCGTAGTGCCACAAAGCGTCAGGTCATGACCCGACCCTACAACGCAAAGATGCGCTCCTGTGTTGACTACACTTTTGAATGGTACAAGAAGCAGGTCGCAGAAGGCCGCGTTGAGCTTCCTAAGGATCGTTCGATCACGGACTTCAGCCTTGCGAAATATGTCGCCCCAGTAATCTGGGACGCAATCGTTGAGGCAATCCCAGCGGCCAACCGGATGATGGTCTACATTGAAGACTGCATCAAGATGACCGTTAAGGCTAATCCTGAAGCACCAATCCAGTGGTCCCTCCCTGACGGCATGGTCTGCATCATCGACAAGCAGAACCAAACGTCGGCCATGATCCAAACACGGATCAACAGCTCGATGCACAAACGCAGTGTCAAGGAGGACACGGGTATTCAGTCGCCACGCCAACACGGCAACGCTGGTCCCCCTAACTTCATTCACTCGCTCGATGCACTCCACCTCCGTGAGACCGCACGTCTCTGGGAAGACAAGTGTGCAGCCCAAGGCCGCAAGCCGATCTACACGTTCGTCCACGACAGTTTCGCTGTTCCAGCAGCGGACATGCCTGAGTTTTCTAAGACGATCCGTGAGGCCTTCGTGAAGATCCACACCCAGTGGGATTTCATGGGTGACCTCGTTGAGTGTCTGCAGGAGATCGCAGGACCCGACGTCGTTTTCCCTCCCCGCCCAGACACGGGCAACCTCGACCTCTCTGGCGTCCTGACGTCCGAGTTCTTCTTCTCCTAAACCTTCCCAAGATAGCAATCGTCTCGGGATTTCTAATTGAAGCCCTACTAGCCCGAAGAAACACCAAGAAAGGAAAATCATCATGGCAACCAACACGAAGATCACGCTGCCAACTGGCGTAGCCCGTTACCCCGCGCTGATCCGCCCAGATACCAAGTTCAATGAGCTGGGTGTATTCAAAGCCAACGTCGCCGTTCCTGCTGAGGAAGCCGAGGCAACCATCCAGAAGCTACAGGCCATCGCCAAGGCGGAACTCGGCAAGGCCCTCCCGAAATCCAAGAACTCCTTGTGGGAGTTTGAGTGCGATGAGGAAGGCAATGAGACTGGCCTAGTCCTCTTTAAGGCGTCGGTGAAAAACGTACGTACACGCAATGGGGAAATCTGGGAGCGTAAGCCCGTCCAGTATGACGCCCAGAACAACGTCGTCTCCTACAACGTTTGGGGTGGCACCGAGATGAAGGTCGCGTGTGACGTATACATCTGGGAGTTCTCCGGTAAGAAGGGCATCTCCCTCCAGCCTTACGCAGTGCAGATCTCCAAGCTCGTAACGGGCGCTGACTCTGAGTCCTCCCCGTTCGATCAGGTCGAGGGTGGCTTCGTCGGCGAGGTATCCGCCTTCGCAGAAGATGCCGATATTGACGATAGCTTCGAGGAAGTTGAGGACTTCTAATATGGCTTTCAACGCACGTCTGGCCAGAGCGGCCAACGACAGACGGGGTGTTAAAGAAGGCTACCGCTCAGGTCTCGAATTAGATATCGCCACCTTCCTAACCGGGGGTGGCTATTCTTATGAGTACGAGCCTCAAGACGACAAGGTTCGATACCTCGTCCCAGCTGTCTATAAATGGTACTTGCCCGACTTTGTATTGCCCAATGGCATCATAATTGAGTCCAAGGGGCAGTTCTCGTCACAAGACCGAAAGAAGCATCTACTTATCAAGGCCTCATGCCCTGAGGTGGACATACGGTTTGTGTTTAATAATCCCAATACCAAGATCGGGAAGAAGTCCAAGACTACTTACGGCATGTGGTGTGAGAAGCATGGCTTCCTATATCACAAGTTCCACAAGGACAACCCGGTCCCCTTGGAATGGCTCAATGAATAAGACGGTTTACCACAAGCCGTCGCCATGGACCGCCCTTCGATCAGACACCAATAAGATCATCCTCCACGCTCGTAACAAGGGCAATATCACGACCGCAAGAGAGCTAGACACCTACTACAGGATGGCTGGCTACCTAAGCTGTGTTTACCACTACGTGATCACAGGCTCAGGCGTGAGTGTGATGCGGCACCCCGACTCTATTGGGGCTGCTCACAAGGATTATGATCAAGAGGCGGTCTACATCTGCCTGCTCAATTATGACGGCAAGACCGAAATCCCACAGCAGCTTGAGGGCCCACTTGTGTCCCTCCTAAACGAGCTTAGCGCCAAGTTTCCTAGCGCTGAGATCCTCTCTGCACCCTCCCTGATGAAACTGGAGGGGTACGACCCCTTTAACCAGTTCATTGAGGAGCGAAATGCGAGACGAACAAGAAAGTAACTTCATGTTCCATGGCCCATGCGAAAAGTGTGGGTCATCGGACGCAAACGCCCACTACTCGAACGGCACCACTTGGTGCTGGTCCTGTAGGTCTTGGGGCAAATCAACAGAAACTGAGGAAGAAACACCACAGAGAACATTCGTAGGAGGAGGTAGCAATATGTCTAGTGGCTTTACGCCGATCATCGGCCAGTTCAAAGACCTAGCAAAACGCCGCCTCACTGAGGAGACGTGTCGCAAGTTCTCCTACCGTGTAGCTAACACTGATCACGGCACTGTTCAGGTGGCCGACTACAAGCGTGACGGTAAGGTCATCGCCCAGAAGATACGTACCGCTGATAAGAAGTTCAGCATGGTAGGCGCTGGGAAAGAGGTAGGCTTCTTCGGCCAACACCTGTTTACCCGGAAGGATCGCATGCTGGTTATCACCGAGGGTGAGATTGACGCCATGAGCGTGTCTCAGGTTCTCGGCCACAAGCACCCTGTGGTTTCCCTTCCGACTGGTGCCAGCTCAGCCAAGCGTGTCTTCCAGAAAGAGGCAGAGTTCCTAGAGCAGTTCGAGCGGGTCGTCCTTATGTTTGATCAGGATGAACCCGGCCAAGCTGCCATCGAAGACGTGGCGTCAATGTTGCGACCGGGTCAAGCCTATATTGCGACGTGTCCAGCCAAGGATCCTAACGACGCACTGGTGCAGGAGAAACATGCAGACCTCGTGAGGGCTGTTTGGGATGCCTCCGAGTATCGCCCTGATGGCATCATCGACGCTGCAGATCTTTGGGATGAGATCACCAAGGTCGAAGTATATGAGCAGCACCCGTATCCTTGGGAAGGACTCAACAAGCTAACCCACGGCATGCGCAAAGGGGAACTCGTAACGATCACCTCTGGTTCCGGCATGGGTAAGTCCAGCGTGATCCGTGAGCTGTTATATGACCTGCTGAACCACGGCTACAAGGTCGGCGGAATGTTCCTTGAGGAAAGCGTTAAGAGGACTGCCCAAGGTCTCATGGGTATCCACGCAAACGTGCCGCTGCATCTCCACGGGTACGAGGTTGACCTCGACACCATGCGGGAGGCCTTCGATGCCACGGCAGGCACCGGACGGCTGCTCCTGTATGACCACTTCGGTTCCTCTGAGATTGACTCTCTGATGTCCAAGATCGTCTACCTTTGCCAGCAAGGGTGTGACTGGATCGTGCTTGATCACGTGTCCATGGTTGTCTCTGGCATCGGCGAGGGTGATGAGCGCAGGCTTATCGACAACCTCATGACCAAACTGCGTACCATCGTCTCACGCTTCGGTGTGGGCATGCTCGTAGTTTCGCATCTCAAGCGGCCTGAAGGTATCTCCCACGAAGAAGGTGGGCGCACCACCCTTGGCCAGCTCCGAGGCTCTGCCGCAATCGCCCAACTGTCGGACATCTGTATCGGCCTTGAGCGTAACCAGCAGCACGATGAAGAGGCTGAGCGCAACAAGACGCTCATCCGAGTACTGAAGAACCGCTACTCCGGCCAGACAGGCCCAGCGACGGCACTCTCGTACGACATCAAGACAGGACGCCTCTCTGAAACAGACTTCAGCACCTCTCCGGTGCCTTCAGTTTCGTTCTCAAAAGGCCCTGCCGTTGAGGAGGACACGAGCCTCCCATTCTAACTGAAGCCCTACTAGCCCCAAGAAACATTTTGGAAAGGAGTATCCCCTATGAACCTCTCTCATTCAACGTCCCGCATCTACCAGCATCTCGTTCGTACGGGGTCCATCTCCCAGCGTGAAGCAATGGTGGAATACGGCACTGGTAGCCTCACTAAGGAAATCCACCGTCTGCGCTCTGCAGGCGTCGAGATTAATACCGTCCGCAAAATCCATCCGATCACGGGCAAGACCTACGCCCGTTACGTGCTGAACTAATTAAAAGGAGAACACCGCAATGACCGTAAAAGGTAACTACGTTGAAGAGGCTCTCTTAGAGGTGGCCACTAGCGGCGACGAAGACATGATCTATGACGTCTACATCATGATGTACGACCGGATTGAAGACCTTAAAACCAAACTTGGTCGTGCCGATGAGGCTCTTGTGGAGCTGTATAACGAGGCCAACGATCTCGAAGAAGAGATCAACACCCTCGAAGATCACTATGAACGTGCCCAAGAAGAGTACGAGCAGATCATCTTCGACCTGCAGGAAGACCTCGTGGATGGCCAGCAGGATTACAATGAGCTGATGGAAATGTATGCAGAACTGTCCGAAGACTTCAACGCCTACACAGGTATCGAAGAAGAAGACGGCTGGGAAACCTTCCACGTCTCAGGTGTATCCCTTTAACCAACCTTCCCTATTTCGCATCTAACCCAAGGAGGTACATATGCAGCGCTACATTTTCGACATTGAGACACGGGGTTTCCTCGATGGTCTCGAAGATCAGGACGATCTCTTCATCATCACCGCGATTGATATCGACACTGGCGAACGCTTCGCCGCACGACCGGATGAGTGTGAAGAACTCGCTCGCAAACTGTACGCTGCCGATGTCCTCGTTGGACACAACATCTTCTCCTTCGACCTGCCAGCCCTTCAGAAAACGTTGGGCTGGTGGGACCGCCTCGAAGATCCTCGCGACTTTGATACCATGATTGCCACCCGCCTCATTTGGCCCAACCTGTTTGAACGGGATGCCATCGAAGGTAAGGCTGGCTCTGACTTGCCCAAGAACCTCTATGGCTCTCACTCCCTTAAGGCGTGGGGCATGCGGCTGGGTACGCTCAAAGACGACTATGAGGGCGGCTTCGATGAGTTCAACGAAGAAATGTTCTCCTACGCAATTCAAGATTCGGAGGTCACCCTAGACCTCTATAATCATGTCGTAGAGCAAAACTATTCCTCGCAGGCGTTAGACTTGGAGATGTCCGTGGCGCGGCTTATGGCCCGTCAAGAGCGGACAGGCTTTGATTTCGACGTACAATCCGCCGAGACATTGCTGAGGGATCTTTCAGCCTCTCAAGCTGAAATCGCTTCCCGCCTACAAGCAGCCTTCGGGTCGTGGGAGGTACCGGGTCCGTTCTTCACGCCGAAAGCTAACAACAAAAAGCTCGGCTACGTGAAGGGCGTAGAAACACGTAAACCCTCTACAACGGTAGTGTTTAACCCGACCTCCCGCGACCATATCGCAAACCGCCTTACGACCATCTACGGGTGGGAGCCTAAAGTCTATACAGACGGCGGCAAAGCTAAGGTAGACGAAACCGTCCTCATGAGCCTCTACGAAGAGAATGGCTGGGAGATCTGCAAAGACCTCTCGGACCACTTCATGCTGGACAAACGCATCAGTCAGTTGGCCACGGGAAACCAAGCGTGGCTCAAGAAACAGAAGGGAGGAAAGATCCATGGCCGCGTTATCACTAACGGTGCTGTCACTGGCCGCGCTACTCACAGTAGCCCTAACGTTGCTCAGGTGCCGGGAAATCGTGCGCCTTACGGAGAGCGTTGTAGAGGCCTGTTTGTGGCTCCTCGCGGCAGGGTTCTGGTTGGCTCTGACGCTTCTGGCCTTGAACTACGTTGTCTCGCTCATTTTCTTGGCGTGATGGGAGACCCTTCTTACGCAGAAGAAGTCGTAAACGGGGACATCCACACGAAGAACCAACAGGCCGCTGGTCTTCCAACCAGAGACCAAGCAAAAACATTTGCGTACGCTCTATTGTACGGAGCAGGTGATGCGAAGATTGGTGCTGTTGTTAATAAAGGTGCCAAGGCTGGTGCAGCTCTCAAGAAACGTTTCTTCGAGGCAATCCCAGCGCTCGGTGAGCTGATCCAACAGTGTCAGATTAAGGCAAGGAGGCACGGGTACCTTAAAGGTCTCGACGGCCGCAAGCTACACTGTCGGTCTCCTCACAGCTCCCTCAATCTCCTCCTGCAATCCGCAGGTGCCCTCGTGTGTAAGCAATGGCTCGTGGAGATGGATCGTGTCTTCAAAGAGCGTGAACTGGACGTCCTTCTCCTCTC